CCCCGGAATTCAAGGCGGCAATGGCCCCGTTTGGTTCCCGCGTCCCCGAAAAGGCGCGTTTCCAGACGGACCCAATCAGCGTCAAGGGCCTGTTTACGGGTGATTCCGCCACGTCTGCCGGCGCGTTCGTCACGGCCGAACAGACGGGAATCCTCGAAGCCCTGGGCCGCCGGCCGCTGACCATTCGGGACGTTATCAGCGTCCGCCGGACCGGTTCGGACACGGTGGAATATGTGGTCCAGACGGCCCACACGAATAACGCCGCCCCGGTCGCGGAAGCCACGTCCAGCGCGGCCCCGGAATCGGGCGCGGAAGCCGGGCCCCTGGTCAACGCCGCCGGCGGCGGTTACAAGCCCGAGGGTTCATGGGCGTTCGAACGCAAAACGGCGACGGTCAAAACCATTGCCGAATGGGTGCCGGCTACCAAGCGCGCCCTTGCGGACGCCGCCCAACTCGAGGGCCTGATTAACGACGAACTGCGGGCCGACATTGCCGAAGAAGAAGAAGATCAGATCCTTTTGGGCGACGGCGAAGGCGAAAACCTCGAGGGCATCCTGGAAACCACGGGGATTCAAACCCAAGCATGGTCCACGGACATTTTCACGACTGTTCGTAAAGCCCTGACAAAGGCCCGCGTGGTGGGCCGCGTGGTTCCCAACGCCGTGGCGCTGCACCCGGAAGAAGTGGAAGTGATCGACTTGGCCCGCGAGGGTGCCGGGACCGGGCAGTTCCTTGGGGCCGGCCCGTTCGCCCTCGGGCCCCGGACCCTTTGGGGTCTGCCGATCATCGAAACCGAAGCCATTACGCCGGGCCGCGGCCTGGTGGGCGACTTTTCCAAGGCCGTCCTGTGGGACCGGGAACAGACCACGGTGACCATGACCGATTCCCACGCGGATTTTTTCATCCGGAACATGGTGGCAATCCTGGCCGAGGAACGCGTGGCGTTCGGCGTGGTTCGTCCCACGGCGTTCGTGGATACAGACGTCCGCGCATAACCACCCATTGACCGGACGCGGGCCGCGTTTTGCTGGGGCGCGGCCCGCGTCCACCCAACCCGGAAAGGGGCACGGCAATGGCTGGCCTAAAAAATTACAACGTCCACGTCAATGGCGTGGCCGCCACGCTGCGGCTATCGGACGCGGACGCCAAGTCCCGGGGCCTGACGGCGGCTGACGTCGTGGGGGCCAAAAAGGCAACACCGCCCAAGGCAAGGCCGGCAACCAAAAACGTGCCGGCCCCGCCACTGAACAAAGCACGAACCGCCGCCGAAAAGGCCGAATAGGTTTAGGGGGGCGGAACCGTGACGACGTCAATTATCGAACCGGACGAGGACGCGTTTCGATTGCCGCCCCTGGTCACGGCGGAAGAATTTTCCGCCTGGACCGGTGGCAAGGTTTCGGCGTCGGACCCCCGCGTTTTGCCCCTGCTGAACGGGGCGTCCGCGGGGATACGGCGGTGGGCCAGGTGGCATATTGCGCCGGTACTCGAGGAAACCCTGACCGGGGACGGCCCGGGCGGTTCGCTGCTGCTGCTGCCCACGGGCCGGCTGCTGGAAGTCCTGACCGCGACGAACGCCGGCGAATCGGTGGACGTTACCGGCCTGGACTTTAGCCGCCACGGCATGGTGTCCACCGGCGGTTCCTGGTCTGACCGGTTCGGGGCGGTGTCCGTCCGGGTCCGCCACGGCTATGACCTGGCGGACGTCCCGGACGTCCAACAGATAGTCAAGCAGGTCACGGCCAACGCCCTGGCGTCCCCCATGGGGGCCACCAGGGAACAGGCCGGGACGGTATCGGTTGCGTGGGCAACCACGGCCCCCGGGGTGTCCGGCGGCCTTTCACTGCTGCAACGGGACCTGGACGTCCTGGCCGCGTTCAAGATTTAGGGGGGTCCATGCTTCCGTCCTTTGCGAATGATACGCCGGTCAGGGTCCGCCCAACGTGGACCACGGACGCCCGCGGGACCCGCCGGCCGGACTACGGGGCCGGCGCTAACCGGGTGTCCGTCCCCGGTTCCCTGCTGCAACCCGGCGCGTCCGTGGAAGTCCTGGAAAACCGGGTGGGCGCGGTCGCCGTCCGGTGGTCCTGGTTCGCCCCGGCCGGCACGGACGTGGAAGCCACGGACGCCGTGGAATGGGACGGCCGGCTGTACGCCGTGGACGGCGAACCCGCCCGGCACCGGTCGCCCACCGGGGCGTTGGACCACGTCCTGGTCCTGCTGATCGACTGGAAAGGATGACCCGTGGACGTTGGCGGCAAAGTCACAAAACTGGTTTTCAAAACCGCGGGATTCAAAAAAATCCTACGGTCCGGCGCGGCCCTCGGGGACGTGTCCCGCCGGGCCCGGGCCATGGCCGCGGCCGCCGGCGAAGGCGTGGGCGTCCAGACGTCCACCGGTGCAAACCGCGTCCGCGCCACGGTCGCAACGGAAACCCTCGAAGCGGCCCGGCGGGAAGCCACGGACAAAACCCTAACCAGGGCGATAGGGGCGGGCCGTGGCTGAATTCGTGGAACCGGCAGACGGGGAAACCGTCCTGATCCTTTACCTACGGGCCATGCTGGCCATGCAACCGGGGTTCGATTCCGTGGCCGTCCTGGGGGCCATGGACGCCGAATCGCCGGACTATGAACCGCCGGCGGAAGCCGTGACGGTACGGGCAACCGGCGGCGTCCCGCGGGACGTCCTGGTGTCCAATCTGCAACTAACCATAACGGCGTGGGGGGCCGGCCCGGATGACGATATGCGGGCGTCCGACATAGCCCGCCGGTCCGCCGGCCTGATCCTTTACGCCGGCCGGAAAGGGTGGATGGGCGAGACGGTAGTAAACGACGTCACGGCCCTTTCCCTGCCCTATAAAGATTCGGACCCAATCACGTCCCGGGCCCGGTATTCCGCAACTTTCGCGGTGTCAATGCGTGGGCAAATCGTCCACGCATAAGTGTTTTACCACTGCCTGAAAGGGGCAAACCAAAATGTCTGTTATTGCATCCAATGTTTGGACCGGGTCCCCGGACCAGCTAACCACCGGGCCCATTCTTTCCGCGCCGCGGGGCACCGCCCTGCCCACCGCCGTGGACGACGAACTGGACGAGGATTTCGTGGATTCCGGTTACGTTTCCGAGGACGGCCTGACCCTGACCCCGGAACGTTCCACGGAACAGGTCCGGGACTGGTCCGGAAGTGTGGTCCGTGAACTGCTGACGGAATTTTCCGCCAAGCTTGCATGGGCCCACCTGGAAACCAACGAACAGTCGTTGAAAAACTACCTCGGGGACGACAACGTAACGGTGACCGCGGCGGACGCCACGAACGGCAAACGCATTACGGCGCTGCTCAAGTCCGCGGAAATGCCCCGCAAGTCATGGGTGTCCAAGATTAAGGACGGGGATTCCCGCGTGCTTATCGTGGTCCCGGACGGCCAGGTTTCCGAAACCGGGGAAGTGGCGTTCGTAAAGTCCGGCGCGATTACCTGGCCCGTGACCCTGGCAACGTACCCGGACGCGGCCGGCGTAAACGTCTACATCTATTTGGATGACGGCGTGGTTTTGACGGCCGGCGTTCCGGCGCTGACGGCCGTATCCGGTAGCCCGAACCCGGCCGCCGAGGGGCAGCTGGTCACGATCACCGGAACCCGGTTCACGGGAACCACGGCCGTGACGTTCGAGGGTACGCCCGCGGACGATTTCACGGTGGTGGATGCAACCACCATTGTGGCCACCATGCCGGCCGGCGCGGCCGGCGCGGCGGACGTCGTGGTTACCAATGGCGTGGGCGCGTCCGCGGCGTTCGAGTACACCCGCGCATAGCCGCCCCCTGATAGGCGGAACGGGCCCCCTCGGGGGTGGGCCCGTTCCGCCTTTTTTCATCCCCCCGCAACACCTGAAAGGCCCCAGCATGGTCTATGAAATCCCGGCGTCCAAGGCGTCCCTAAAGCAAAACGTGTTCGAATTCAAAGTCCCCGGCGAAAAGAAAACCCGGTCTTTGCCGCTGCTGAAATATACGCCGATTGGGCAACGGAACCGCCTGGCCCAACTGGCGGCCCCGATCCAAGCCGCCCAAATCGCCGGCGACAAACCCGCGGTGGACGATTTGCGGGCCCTGGGAACCTTTCAGCTTGAATTACTGGAACGCTATTCCCCCGGCATCACGGACGTTATGGACGATGACCAGTTGGCGGCCCTGCTCAAGGCATGGCAGGAAGCAAGCCAAATCACAGTGGGGGAATCGCCGGCCTTGCCCTGATCCTTGCCGATCACGGCGAGGCCGTCGAATATGACCTGTTGGCCCTCGGGCTGCGGCTGGATGACTTGGGAACGGAACGCCTTTCATGGCGGGACCTGTTCGTGGTCATCCACCGCGCCGGCCCAACGTCCGCCCTTATGCGGGAAGTACAGCCCGAACTGTCCGCGTGGGCGTCCGGGTTCGTCCTGGCGGACCTGCTGGCCCATGCGGTGGACCTGCTGGCCGGCGGCAACTGGCAACGCGCCGGCAAGAAAACCGCGCCCAAGCCCAAGCCCATCCCACGGCCTGGCAAAAAAGTGGAAGCCCAAAAATACGGGTCCAAACCTATCCCGGTAAAAGACTTTGACGACTGGTGGAACGGGGCAAAATAATGGCCGGTGGTAACGCTGTAGAACTGGCGGCGGCGTATGTGTCCATAGTTCCGTCCTTTGAGGGCGGCCGGGAAAAGATAACCAAGGAACTGGTCCCGGACGCCGAGGGCGCGGGCCGGGAAGCCGGCAAAAAGGCCGGCAAGGGCTTTGGCGATTCCATGGGGTCCATGGCCAAAATCGGCGGGGTGGCCGCCGGCCTGGGCGTCGGTGCCATGGTGGTGGGCGGGTTCCAAGGGGCCATTGAATCCGCGGACCTGCAAACCAAACTGGCCGCCCAAATGTCCCTGACCCCGGAACAGGCAACCAAGGCCGGCGACGTGTCCGGCAAGCTTTACGCCGGGGCCTATGGCGAATCAATGGCCGACGTGTCCGAGTCCGTGGGCGCGGTTATGTCGTCCATGGAAGGCATGGCGGACGCGTCCGCCGGGGACCTCGAAACCATAACGGCGTCCGCCATGAACCTGTCCGCGGCCTTTGGCACGGACGTGGCGACGTCTGCCACCACCGCCGGAATTCTCATGAAACACGGCCTTGCAAAAGACGGTACGGAAGCCATGGACCTGATAACGGCGTCCATGCAAAAACTGCCGGCGTCCGTCCGGGAAGAAGTATTTCCGGTAATGGACGAATATTCCAAGCACTTTGCCGGCCTGGGAATTGACGGCGAAACCGCCATGGGAATGATCGTTGCCGCCGGCGGTGACGGCGCTATCGGCATGGACAAAATGGGCGACGCCTTAAAGGAATTCCAAATCCGGGCCACGGATATGTCCAAGTCCACCGGCACCGCTTACGAAACCCTGGGCCTGAATACCCATGAAATGACTAACCGTCTTTTGGCCGGCGGGGATTCCGCCAAGGGGGCCATGGGCGAAATCGTGGGGGCGCTGCAATCAGTAAAGGACCCGGCCGAACAGTCCGCCCTGTCCCTGGCCCTTTTCGGAACGCCCCTCGAGGACTTAGGCGCGGACCAAATCCCGGCGTTCCTGGGCATGGTGGACCCCATGGGGGACGCGTTCGCGGACACCGCGGGGGCCGCCGAAAAATTCGGGACCACCATAAACAGTGGCCCGGGCGTGGCGCTCGAGGGGCTTAAGCGGTCCGCGGAAACCGCCTTTATGTCCCTGGCTGAACAGGCATTGCCGGTCCTGACCCAAGTAATGGATTTCGCGGCCAAAAATGAATGGGTCCTAGGGGCCCTGGCCGCCGTCATTGGCGGGGCCCTGGTCCTGGCCTTTGCCGCGTGGGCGGTTTCGGCGTGGGCCGTCGTGGCCCCCCTGCTGGCCAACCCCGTGACCTGGATAGTCCTAGCGGTAATCGCCCTGATTGCCGCCCTGGTTTTGCTGATTATGAATTGGGACGCCGTGGTGGCGTGGGTCAGTCAAGTTTGGGGCGGTTTCGTAAATTGGGTGGGCGAAGTATTCGCCGGTTTGGGTTCCTGGCTGGTCCAAATTTGGGACGGTTTCGTTTCGTGGTTTATGGGCGTAATGGGCGGTTTCGGAAATTGGGTCGTCGAAATTTGGAACGGCCTATGGAATTGGGTGGGCGAAATTTTCGCCGGTTTCGGTAATTGGCTTTTGTCAATTTGGGCCGGAATTTCCGGATTCTTTATGGGTGCCCTTTCGGCCTTTGGTTCCTGGATAGGTTCAATTTGGACCGGGATTTCGAATTTCGCAATGGGAATTTGGAACGGGCTAGTCTCATTTATTGGCGGAATCCCCGGGGCAATCATGGCCGGCCTTGCGTTCCTGGCCAACCTGGCGGCCACCGTGGGCGGCTGGTTCGCTTCCATGGCCCAAGCCGCCATTGCCAAGGGTATGGAGATGGTCAATTGGGTGGCCAGTATCCCGGGCCAAATCCTCGGGTTCCTTGGGAACTTGGGGTCCATGCTGGTGAACGCCGGGTCCAACCTTATGGCCGGTCTGCTGGACGGCATCAAAGCCGGGTTCCAAGGGATAGCCGATTTCGTGGGCGGGATTGGCCAGTGGATCGCGGACCATAAGGGGCCCAAGGCGTATGACCTCGGGCTATTGGTCCCGGCCGGCGGGTGGATTATGGGCGGCTTTGTTGAGTCCCTGAAATCCCACATACCGGACCTGGAAAAGCTAATGGGCGACGTCACCACCACGCTAAAGGTGGGCGTCCCGGATTCGCTGACCGTGCCCCCGATCCAATCCCCGGTCCCGGCCGGCGGATACGGGACGGCGGCGGCCGCGCCGGCACGGGTT